TGCAAATAAAGGATTCGTATCAATCGTATCATCCGTAACAAGGAAAATACCCCTTGGATCAATACATTTAATGTCAGCAAATACTTTCCCAGTTTGAGGTTCCTGATTCATATAAATTAATTCATAACCTATCCCAAATACTGACAAATCTTTTTCAAGTTCAGTATCATGAGAAACAATATCAACTTTTGTATAAGCATCAAGAATAGATTGAATATCATCACTGCTTGTATAAGCGACTGGATTTCCTACCATGAAACCAACATTCATATCAGTGACATACTTTGCATGATTAACAACAACTTTATTATTAGGTGTTGCAGCATTATCTTTTGTTCGTTTTAAAATGTCTTGCTTGCCATCGTAATAATCAGATAGTTTTTCTAAACGCCAAAAGTCACTTTGGTGCTGATTAATACAACGATTAAGCAATTCAGAAGATGGGTTGTTTAAGTCTCCCGCCATCTCTCTATTTATTTTAATTGCCATATTTCTCCTTAATAAAAACCAAAACCTACTTTATTGACTATTTCAGCTGTCTTACCGTTTCTAACTTCATTGCTATAAATTGCATATCGCAAAGAGTCAAGTACATCATCGAATAGTTTTATTGGTTCTCCTTTTTTTTCATCCCAAACATATTGATAAATCTCATTAGGGAATTTCTCAACTTTATCTCTACAAATAAATAACTTATCTTTCTTAAACCTACGAGCGACCGCTTCAACACCAGTTAAACGTGCTTTGTCTCCATTAAACGCTTCAATGTGTTCTCGTTTAAACCTATCAACATGCTCAGGACGAGCAGAATCACAATAGAAGGGAACTCTTGAACCATAACGTTCTTGAATACCTTTAGCTATATCTACCCAATAGTCAATTTCTTCATGTTGTTTTGCATGCTCCTCAATTAAATAAGCTGTTCCATCATCTGTTTCTCCTATAACAACAATAGATCCCCAGTGTTCATAACCCCAGTCAACACCGCAATAGAATGTTGATAGTTTAGGCAAGTCTTTGGATTGTATATAATGTTTGTTGCTATCAAAGTCTTGATAAACCACACCGTCAGCAGATACCCAAAGTCCTTTTATATCACGGTCATAAAACATACCGCTTGGCGTTGCTGCCTTGATATTTTCACGGTACCTCTCAGATAAGAAAGTATTATCATCTAATTCAAAATGAAAAGCCTTAACATTTTCGTTAGGCTTATCTATATATTCTTTCTTTAACCAATGCTCAGGATTATCAGGGTTAGTATCTGCGAGAATCCTTGCACCATTACCTGAACAACGAGAAACAATTTCACCAAATACTTCTTGTTTAGCAAGAGACGCTTCATTGACATAAGCACCATAAGCAGTCATACCACGAATGGCTCCGACTCCACCGATATTTCCAGTATATGCTTGAACTACTTTTACACCAAATAATTTAAAGTTATTGTGCTTATCAAATTGTGGTGCGATATTGTACATATTATAAAGTTCTTGTAGTATGTTTTTATTAATTGTCGATGATGAAACACCGGCCAAAATATACATAGGTTCTTTGACACCTTCTGCATCGGCTATCTTACGAACTCGTCTCAATTCAAACAAGAACAAGTCATTGTTCATCTTAGTTTTTCCTGAACGCTTAGCACCATGAAGCAATGCAATGAACCAATCTTTATTTACAGTTTGTTTTAAAACATCTATTTGTTTTTTGCTATAAATATCACTTATCATCTACAGCCTCGCTAATTTTCCCAAGTAACTCATCAAGTTTATCTTCTGTTGATTCATCGGCGACTGTTTTAATCATCTCAGCTTTAAATTCTGCAATGTCAGCATCAGCAGTTACTTTTCTAAGCTGTTGCTCAAGTAATTTATCATTATCGGGGTATCGTTTCAATATCTCTCTTATCGCTTGCATTCTCGTTTTTAAATCTGGTGGTTTATCAACCTCTTCTACGCCCATTGGCGTGCTCACCACGACACGTTCAGTTATCTCGGCTCTAGCTATACTAGAAAGCAACTCAACGGCCTCTTGTGCGTCCATAATGCGTTCTGAGGCGAGCTGTTCCATTCGTTCATCGATGTAACTTTTAATTGTAGTATTTTGTAGTAGTTTGCTAGCGTTAGTGTTTGCATATTTGGCAGAATAACCTGCTTTAATGGCTGCTTGCGTTGCGTTTCCTAACTTAATATACTCATCACAAAACTTCTTCTGTTTTTCTGTTAGTTTCATACCTCCCCTCCTTGATTAATTAATTATTTATTTTTTATTTTGCTTTTTGGCGTAATTCTTTAGCTTATAAGCTCGCTCTACGTCACTCTTAGCTTTTTTCTCATAATCAGAATAATAACCTTTAATTTGTCTTTCTAAAGATTCTTTTCTCCCAGCACTATGAGTTATAATATTATTCAAAGAAGAAGCTTTAAAAAACGCATCTTGTGACCTAGCTGAATAAACTACCTCATCGCCCCATTTCTTTTTCTCAATTCTTGTAGGGTCTTTTTTGCTCCACTCTTTTCCTTTTTCGGTCCAATAATCTCTTTGCTTTATGTTATGTGCTGTAACTTTGTCTATGTTTTTATATTCGTTTTTTAAACTTTTCAGCTTATCTGCGCTTGCTTTACTCCCAAAAACAACATTAGAGAACATCCCATCTTTTTGTTTAGACAGTCTAGAGATATCTTTTTTAGCATCCTGCATAACACCTACTCTTTTTTGTGTTCTCTCAGAAAAAGCGGTTTTTTGCATTTCCTTATCATTCAGCAATCTTTTAGTGATTCTATCAATCTCTTTATCACCACTGTTTATCTTCGGCATCCTATTACTAGTTGGCACACTTGATATACTACTACTCGCTCCTCTTCCTCCCATAGTCACACCTCAAATATTTCTATATTTGTATTTTTAAAGTAAATAACATTTATATTTCCAAAATCAAATTCAACTTCCAAACCATATAAAATATCGGTATTAAGCAATGCAATCGAATAGCAAGATAGAGGCTCGAACTCTATAACTTCTAATAGCGAAGTCGTTTCTATTCCTTACTTACCAATTCCTTTTAACAACTAATATTTTATTTTTTAAGAACTATACTTTTTCCATCTTTTGTTGTAATTTTTAGTTTATTATCCTTATAACTAATCTTTTGGATTTGTCTTGTAGGTAATCTAACTCTACCATCCATTCCGATGGCAGAAGGGGATGAGAATACAGTCTCAGCCATTAGACGGCCGCCACCTTCAGTTACTGTCATAGGATGTTTTATAATTTTAAATCCATCTTTTCTAGCAGAATTTATTCCATTGCTACTAGTACTACTACTCGCTCCTCTACCGCCCATTTTAGTTACCAAACCTTTCTGTATTTGTATTTTTAAATTTAATTACTTTTATATCACCATAATCAAACTCTATTTCTTGTCCGTATAATATAATTGCTTTAGGCTTTATCCGCTTTATTGCTTCTTTCATACCACTTATCCAGTACTTCTTGGCTTCTTTGCTTTTCAAAACGCCAACGGTACTAACTGTAACAACACTTCCTTTTTCAATTCCATCAAAAGCGAAGTCATAACTATTCTCATCACTCCATGACAGTGTAGGTATAACGTTAATCCCCTCACTCTGCCAATAAGCGCCTAATAATCTACTTCGATAAATGTTATAAATTTGAATCGGTTTTGGCATATCCATGTACAAACTGAAATCAGGAGTAAAAACAACCTGAAACTTCTTCAACAATTCTATATATCTCTCTGGTGAATTCCACAGCCTTTCAAATTGATAGTCATCGATATAAAAGTGAACTCCCTTATTGAACTCTTTTGCTGTTTTGGCATAATTAAATCCAATTAATGAAGAAGGAATTAATTTAGAAGCTTTAATAATTGGCATTTGAAGCCAGTCATCACTAAGTTCAACATTTTCTAAAAGCTGTAAGTTGCAACTAAAATCAGTTCTAAGTCTTTCGTTCATACTCCCTCCTTTCCAATAATAAAAGGCTGCCCAATGGACAACCTGTAATAAAATAGCAAGTCAGGGAATCGAACCCTGAGCGCCTACGTTTCCGTACCGTGCTTGCTACGCTGTAAGCCCTTGACTCCTAGAAAGTCCTATGGGTTAATCAGCAAAGGGAGTCTAGCTCCCAAAAGATAAATAACCCCGTTGTGAATGTAACGACAATCACTGTACAGTCGCAAGTTACCTTGCAGTTTTTATGGATTCAAACCAAAGGAATATTATTATCAACCTATTATGTGACTGAGTGAGATTCGAACTCACGCCTCTGCATTAAAAGTGCAGTGTCTTAACCCCTTGACCATGCAGCCACTAATTATGAAGCAAATTCAAACCGATACTTATGATATTTGTGCTTTTGCCTTTTACTTCATAATACAAGTATATCAGCAAAAACAAGGGTTGAGGTGCCAATTTCATGCCAAAAACATGCTATTTTTCTCCCGATTTGTCCCATGATTTCAGATAAAACTAATAATATGAGGGTCAATGTCTTTTCTAAAGCGATAATAAATAAACTTTGCTTTCTTTTCTGAAATCTCAATTCCTTCGTTATCAAGTTCCATTATCACTCTGTACCAAGTAAGGCCACCGTAACCAAAGTGTTTCAGCCTTACAATTTCTTTTTCGTTGTAAATCAAGGAATCATACCATAGGTTGAATTGGTACATCAGGTCTTTGAGTTTGATGTATTCCTCATCATTTTCAAGTGCTTCTTTATTTAAGACGTGACTTTCAGGTTCCGAACCACCAGAATAAGCTGTACGAATGCCTAAGTTATCTACTTTTTGCTTATAAAGATATCTGCTTTCAATTGATTTTATTCTGGCTTCAAGTCTGCCATTTACGTAATCTCCAATAATTCTATCTAACTTATCTGCCATTAATCAAAATTAGTCTGCCATTTACGTAATCTCCAATAATTCTATCTAACTTATCTGCCATTCATCAAAATCTCCTTTTGTGGTATAATTAAGTTAGATAAATCCTTTGAGAAAGCCCATTGCCGTGGGCTTTTTATGTTTAATTAATATCAATTCCAAGTTCTTTAGCCAACTCATGGATAAGAGCTGTATTATCTTCAATATTTTGTTCCAACAAAGGGATGAGTGTGCCAACATCAATCTTAACGGAACATTTTAAAACTCCTCCCAAGTTTAATTCAAATTTTGTATCCTTAGGTATATGATTCTTTTTAAAATCATCTAAAACAATGTTTTGATTTCTAACATGATGAATCAATTTTTGAAGCCTATCAATTTTAGTTTGTGTTTTAGCGATTTGTTCTGAAAAATCAACGGTAATTTCTTGTGACATTTTTTTCCTCCAGTTGAGTTTAGCGAGTTCCTAGCTCATTTTATTCGAATCAAATTAAATCTTCTATTTTGCATTCCAATGCTTTTGCAAGAAGTTTATCCCAGCTTTGGTCTTCTGGCAGATCATCATTCTCTAGCCTATTTTGCCGTTCATTATCTTTTATCAGCTCTATATAAGTTTGTCTAAAAGGTTCAACCATTCTTCCAGCTACTTGTTCAACTGAAAGCCCAAGACTTTCTCGTCTGGCTTTTAACTTGTTTTTCATTCAATTACCTCATTTGCTTTCCGTAATCTTGTGATAGCCTTAAGTGCAGGATATAAAGCATTTGCAATCTTCCGTGCTGCTTCACTGGCTTTAACAGCAAATGCTGCTATCCTTTTATATCCATATTTCCTAATAAAGTTATTCTTCCACTTCATTAACTTAATACTCCGCTTCTTAGTTGCTTGTCTTTGCTTTTTCCAGCTTGATTTCATTTGACTACCCCAGCTTTCTTATGAATATAATTTTGCATACAGAGCTATTACAAATAGAGCTACTAGTATAATGTTTGCAATAACATTACCTGCCGTGAGTGGTTTTCTATCTTCTCCAATAATCACTATTTGTAACAGTGTACTTAATATAAGTAATATAACGTATGTAATAATAATGATATTTACAATCATTTCTTTCTCCTTTAATTATGGTAAATATATAATATAATCGGAAGTGGCTTTATAAGCTGTACTCCCTTGTTATCACTGCCTTTATAAGGCTTTTTTTATTTTGGTTAAAACGGGCTATTTTTTGAATTTATTTTCTATATCTTTTTTTATAGATTCTCGAAGTGCCTTTTGTTCTTCAAGTTTATTGTAGCGTTCCTCTCTTATTGCGTAAGCTTGTTGTAGTTCACGTTGCAAATATTCAATTCGTTTATTGCTACATCTAATTAAATGTTCTGTCCAAAACATACCATAAGCATCATCACTCATATTCTTCCCTTTCAAGTTCGGTTGTGTTATGTTCAAAATCATATTGTGATTTGAACATATAATATCTCTTATCAAGAGGTTGCCTTGGATTGATAAGTACTAAGTATGCAGGCAATGACATAAAACTCATAAATCCAGTAAGTAAAGTGTTTTCACTAAATAATTCAATGAAAGGAAATTCTTTCTTTAACTCCAGAGCATTATCATGAGTTATCAAAACTGCATTGATATTCCTATTTCTTACTTTGCTTAATTTTCCTGTAACCTTGTAGGGAATCCAATCAGCCTTATTCATCCCTCAACCTCCACAAATGGCCTAGTCAGCGGATTGAGATAAGCATGCATAAGTCTAGTATTATCACGGCAGAATTTATAAAGCTGTTCACTACACTTACCATGTCCGAGATAGGCCCAAGTATTAATTTTTCCTTTTTCTTCTATGACTGAGTAAGGAGTACTTTCCCAGTTTGTTTTACCTGTTAATTCTTCCAGCTCCTCCGCAATCTTCTTCGGTATGCTGAGTTTGGGCTGTTTGATAAATTTATATTCCCAGTCCTCAATTTTGACAAGTTTATAAGTCCCAAGTAATTGGTCTCGTGCTTTGTCAAATTCATTTCCTGTAGGATTAAATACAATCTCATGATTCAAAAAAACTGGTTTACTCATCTTCCCCTCCGATTTCTGCGAATGATTCTTCTTTTACAACATCAAGAAATTCAACCTGATTTACTCGAACTTCTTGCAATTGACCATCTATTTCTACGACTGCAACTGGATAAGCAACTGTTCCTGCTTTATATCCTCCTATCATAGGAGAGTCTCCATGAGTATAGGAGTATTGATAAATGCCATGAAATGTTCCTTCATACTGCTTTTTCTTCTTCAGTTCCCCTAATGTAACCATACATGGTCTAGCATCAAAATTGATATTCATGTTTGCTATTGCCATCTTCACTCCTCCACCAATTCATCTACCGAGCAGCCGAGGGCTTGGGCAGTATATTCCCAGTTTTCGTTACTTCTATCCATGCTCCACTTCTCACACTTCTTCAAGAGTTCTACTGTATTAGAAACAGAGCAATCAAAGTTTTCAAGCGTTCTGAAATATCTGTGAAGATCAACAGCTTGAATCATCAGAGAATATATTGCCACTTGCTCAATAGTCATACCTGCCTTCTCACGCATGATTTGCAGCTTTGTTTTTGTCATTTCAATCCAATCTAACCGCAGTTTTGCGATTTCCTTTATCTCGCTTATGGCTAGTCGGTGTAGCCCACCATCTAATAGTTTTGGGAGTTACACCAAAGCGTTCTGCAAGTTCTTCAGCTGTTCCTTCATCAAGGAATTTTTCGCCTTTATATATTGCAAATGTCATTCTTCCACCTCAATTTTTTCATAGCAACTCCTACAAAGTAACTCATGATCCACTGTTGCCATTGCCGTATTTTCATGGCAAATTTCGCACTTTGTTACTGTTTTAGATGTATTAGCTGATGAAGCCCATAATTTTGTAAGTTCCTTTAAAACCTCTGCAGTTTTATCACCTTGCTTTTGATGATAGAAACGGGCCTTTTCTGCTCTTATTGCCAATACTGTATAAACAACTGCAGCTACTAGACAGATAAGTGCTGCAATTATATTTTCACTTCCCATTATTTATCTCCTGTACTTCCAAATCCGCCTGTGCGGTGTCCTAACGCATTATCATCATCAACCAAGCCATACTTTACAAACACTGCTTGCATAATTCGCTGACCTGCTTCAATGGTTACTGGTTTATCTGTGATATTCGTAAACATTCCCATGAACTCACTTGGGAAGTAATCATGATCAATTACACCTACCGAGTTAGAAAGAACTAAGCCACGCTTTCGTGGATTTGAGCTACGGTCTATAAGTAACATCACATCATCTTGTTCCATTTGAGCAGCTAGGCCAGTATGTACAAGCTTAATTTCCCCAGGTTGAATAGTTACAGTTTCACTTGCTGAAATATCATAGCCAGCAGAACCTTTTGTAGCTCGTTCTGGCATAGTTGCATTATCGGTCAATATTTTAAAGTATCGCTTCATTGTTCCCATTGTAAAATTCCTCTCTTATCATATCTCTTTGGATTCTTCGTCTCAGGCGTTGCTCTTCTTTGGTTTCTTTCCCTCTTTCGATTGAAGCACACTTACCTTTTGCTTGATAAGGTACTAAAACTTTTTCTTCCCCTATTTTTATTGCATACATTGTTTGAGGACGAGGAATAGAGCCATTTTGAACTGTTTTGTCCATCATGCTTATACGATTGAATTGTTTCTGAGAAAAATCAAAATGCTCTTTTACTTCCAAACTATTTCCTGTAAAAATAACTTTTCCATATTGCCAAACTTCAACAACTGCAAGTTTTGTTAATCTTTCACCCATTGAAATACTCCTTTCGCAAATTCTCCATCATGATTTTTCTTTTTGTTTGACGTCTTAGTTGGCGCTCTTCTTTGGTTTCAGTTTCTCGAAGCTTTTCTTCTTCTAATTCTTCGAGATATGTATTCGTTACGTTTACTTCTTGCGCAACTGATCCGTAAACATGCCCCACAGTTTTTGCGTATATTGTCGTTGGTCGTGGTACCCTTCCTTTTTCTATCTCATACCCATGCCCTCGCCACTGGTTTATTTTATTTTGGTTCACACCATAATGTTCTTTAATCTCGTTGGTGTTCCCTTTGAATAATACTTTTCCGCCTTGAATAATTTCCAAGACAGCTAGTTTTGTCTGTCTTACAACTATTTTTTTCATATTGTTCCTCAATCAAAAATGTATCTATTACCCTCTAGCTTCTTTTCTAAGGTGTATTTGAGCATTTCCCATGTCATATACTCGCCATTGTTTGAATGCTTGTACACGGCCTTGTATATCTCTCTGAGCGCTTCTTTATCTTTACCTTCGATAAAAACTTTTTGTTTACCGAAACCGTCTTTTGTTCTCTGCCGTGAGATCAAGAGCAGCCGTTTAAATAATTTGCTTGTGTAACTTGCCATATTTACCTTTATCCTGTAATCCCTTGTTTTGCGTTCTAAGACGTTTTGTATTGTTTGCGATAAATTATCCGCTGGATAGTTTAAACGCTCAATGTAACCGTAATTTTCACAAATTAGAGCTATTCCAGAACGATAACTACCTCTTTCAAGTTTCTATCCAGAAAATCATAGAGCTGTAACCACGTCATTTGCTGACCTTTATTGAAAACTGTCCGAATATCTTTGTAGTACTGAACCAGCTCTTGCTTGTACTTTTTCCGCGCATCAATATAGACAATCTTATGGCCGTATCCGTCATACTTTGCTTTCTTGGCCATATTGTAGAGCTTCAATAATGTTATAGGGTTAAAAGCCGTCATCGCTTGCCTCCTCTATTTCTATATCTATCTGGTTTTTGTCTAGGTAGTATTTTTTTGCAATGAGAACTACTATCTGGCTATCATCTGTGTAATAACCTAACTTGGTCATGTAGTCTTGTAGATTTTTCATGAGATTATCCAAGTCTGGCCTTGTAGTTTTGAATTGCCACCACTTTTTCTTTTGCTTAATCGCATTCCAAAATGTCACAGTGAGCTGTAAGGGCACATCTTTATCATATGGTTTACTTGGAGCATTGCGCTTTAGTGCGTTAACTAGCTCCTTGTTTTCAGTACCTTTGCGGTTATAAAAAGATATTTTTCCGTTTCTGTACCCAATACCTTTTTGTTGTTGCGTAACTGGCATTTTTTGTAAGTTGAAAGAGAATTTCATTTTCCAAGTCTCGCAATCCGCTCATGAAACTCTTTTCTAAATTCCTGTACCTCTTTTGAATTCTCATAAGCTTTAGTTAATTGTTTTTGTTCATCTCTGAATAAATTTTGTTGTATTTGTCTTTCTTCTTTACCTGGGCTCGACATTTTTCACCTCTCAAAACGCTCTAAGTCGTTTATCTTTTATTCCATTAACATTAAGAACTTTCTCTCCAATTCCTCTAAAAATACGGCTTACGAGCTGTCCATGCGGATCAAAATCTTTATAAATAGCTTCAAGCTCTTTACCACTATAATTTGTAGTAATTATTGTTCGAGTTCTTGTTTCAAGCAGTTCCTTCAAGAGTTTCACAGTAAATTCACTCGCTTTTTCACTTCCTAAGTCATCGAGGACAAGTAAATCAACATTTGAAAATAGGTCAATAAAATAATATCGACTGTATTTACTATGCTTATTATTAAATCCATCTTGTACCAGTGCTGGAATCTGTGAAGAAGTAATAAATAATCCAATTCCTTCTTTTTCAGCATTATAAGATTTAAGAATGCTCATAGCCAAATGACTTTTTCCAGCTCCAGCACGACCAATAAATACTGTATTCCCTTGTTCTCCACGTTTATAAAAAGATGATGCTCCTTGAGCAAATTTCAAAGCTCTTTTTTCTTCTTCTGTCTCTGCTTTATAGTTATCAAAACTTGCATTTAAAATCGTTTTATCAAGAATGATACTATCTCTTTCAAACATGAAATTTTTCTTGTTTCGATTCATACGATCTATATCATCTTGAGTCTGTATATACGTTACAGTTGCGAAGCCCTGAGCCATAATTAATTTAGGTTCTAAGCCAGTTACTGTTGAGGACGGATTTAAGAGATATGCTTCCTTAGCTTTCAGATACTCAAAGAATTTTGAATGACTTAAGCTGACCTCTGCTTCTGTCATTTTATTTTCTGAAATAAAATCTTTTATTTCTTGATTACTCATTATTGAATCAACTAGCTTTGCATAATTCTCTCTTACCTTCTTAAAGCTTGGTTTCTGAGAAATTACTTCTCCAATACTTTCCATATCAATAACCTCCGAACTTTATGACTGATGGCATAAGTTCCATACTCCGCAATTTACCTTGGATTGTGTTTAGACTAGATTCCATGAGTTTATCCTTTACCATAGATCCTATAGGATAGTTCCTCATTTCAAATTCTCGAATCATTTTTTGTTTAATTTCTTCCATAAGCACCTCTAAAATGGCCGTTCTTCATCTTCGTATAAACTTATATCTTGGGGTCTAGTTATTGGCTTTTGATTGAGGTAATTATCAAATTTATTTGAAAATAGAGTTTTAGGTTGTAAATAATTTTCTGCTGGAACCCCATTGAATATCTTCCCACTCCAGTTAGTGACCATATTGTCAATCACTGTTTTAAAGTCCTCAACTTTAAAGCCTTCATTCCATCTAGCTTTGATAAGTTTTTTATTTGCATCAACATTTCTAAAACCTCTTCCGGTTTTCTCATTCAAATAAGAGATTATTTCTGAATATGGAATAACCTCGTCAGATTTATCTGACATATTATTATCCTTACCTAACCTATCCTTACCTAACCTATCCTTACCTAACCTATCCTGTGCGGACATTTGGTTGCCACTTGGTTGCGGTGTGGTTGACATTTGGTTGCCAAGTAGATAAGAGCCTTTAGTATCAAGGATTAGCGAACTTTTCTCATTTGTGTATATTGTTGGTTTTAATCTATCTTTTCTTATTCTGTTATTTAAGTTCCAGTCTTTAACAACTGTAACTCCACTTGGAAACATAAGAATAAAACCTTTAGAAACAAGTAGTTTCAAATCGTCATTACTAGCACCATAAGCTCTACTTAACATACGAGCATTACCAATAAAACCTTCATCATCAGCTTCCATGCCCAAATCGTAATAAAGCAATCTGCTTGAAGCTGGCATGTCTACAAAATCATCACTTGAAGTAATTTCTTTACTAAACATCCTTCTCTGTGCCATTAGTTAGACCACCTTAAATTTCCTACATAATTATTAGTTTTATTCCCATCTATGTGTTTTACATTTGGCAACCCTTCTGGATTATCAATAAAAGTTTGAGCCACAAGTTGATGCATAAAAGGCATTACTCGTTTGCC